GAGTCAGGGGGGGGGCATCGAGATCGGCGGGTGGGGGCGGCATATTTTTTAGGCCCATCCCCCCGCGCGTTCGCGCGAGGCGACCCCAGTCGAATAACGCGGCCCAACAAACAATCCGCCCATGAACCAACCGACAAACAAGCCGCATCGGGCCAGCGAGAGGGGCTTCTAAGTGCTCTACCTATCCGCAGGCCACCATCCCGCCGCACCCGGTGCGGCTTGGAAGGGCTTTGTCGAACACACCGAAGCGAAGGAATGGGTCCGACTGCTCTCGGCAATGTTGCCATCAGCCAAAGTGGTTCCGACCGGCGACCTGAATCGCAAAGTGGCGTGGATCAACCAGACCGCCAAACACCAAGACCTCGCCATTGAGATCCACTTCAACGCCGCGACACCGACCGCGCGCGGATCTGAAACGCTGTTCTTCCCAGGCTCAACCCGCGGTCAGACGATCGCGTATCACATCCAGGACGAGCTCGCCAAGTTCTTCCGTCCAAGCCGCGGTGTGAAACCGGGCTTCTACCAGGCGGACCCGTCCAAGGGCCCGCTGCATTTCCTCAAGGCGACGGCTTGTACGTCGCTGATCATCGAGCCCGAGTTCATCTACCACGCCGAGGACATTCAGATGTACCGGATGGCCTGCTGTGTCGCGCTCGCTCACACCCTCCGGAGATACACCGATGACGCACGAATCCCCGATTACGTTCCGTGACTGGCTCCGCGGAGCCGCCAAATCGAAGACGGTTTACTGGAACGTCTTGCTCGCCATTTTGGGCGGGCTCGAGCTGATGGGCGGGCACATGACGGCGCTCTGGGGCCAAGAAGTCGCCGCGGCGATTTTGCTCGTGGGCAGTGTGGCCAACCTGGCGCTGCGCGCCATCACCACGACGCCTATTCCCCACAAGTAACAACCACGCGAAAGGCCAACATCCATGCTCGCCGCCCTCGACCCTCGTGTTTGGCTGATCCTTGCCATGGCCATTTTGGCATCGGCAGGTCTTGGCTACCTCGAGGGTCATCGACGCGCTTCAACCGCTTGCAAGATTGCGGAAGCCAAACGGGAGGCCACGACAACGGCCATCTCCACTGGCTCGCAGGCTGCCGCCAATGCTTCGGACTCGGCGACAACGAACCGTCTGCAAGCGACCGTCACCAAGTTGAAGGCCGACAAGGCCAGCCTCCAAGCCCAAATCGAGGAACTTCGCAATGCGCGCCCTGCTTCTCCTGACTGTCGCCTGCCTGACGGGCTGCGCGACGCCATCAATCGTAGTCTCGACCCCGAAGGTGCCCGATGAATACCTTGAAAAGTGCCCTGAAAGAGTGGCTGCTCGCCTCGTCCAAGCTGATCAGTACGACCTGGCGCGTGCTCTTGTTGATTCTGTCGAGTGGGGTCGAGCGTGCAAGGCGCGCTTTGACGCACTCATCGAAGCCGTAAAGGCTCGTCAGCAGTTGGCGGGTGAGTTGGAGCAGCACAGAGGTTCCCGGAAATGAGCATCGAAACGAAAGAAAGCGGCCATGATCTGACGCATTACCGCCTCACTATGATTGAAGAGACGTTGCGTGTCGTGTCCGAGAACCTACAACGTCTGACGACACTCGAGCAGCGCCACATCGACACCCGAGAATCGCTCGATCGAGCCTTCGACACCATCGAGAAGGTGGATATGCGCCTCAAGCACGTCGAACTCGAGATGCCGGTCCTGAAAATCGTCAAGAACTGGGTGATCACGGCAGTTGTCGGCATCGTCGGCTTGGTTGCGATCGCCGTATTTGCCTTGATCACCAAATGACGAACCCGCAAAAGGGCCAACCACAGCACCGAGACATCGCCACCTTCACTGAGGAGGGGCTGACGCTCACTCAGGAGGCGTATTGCCGCGCGCGGGCCATGGGAATGACCATGCGCGAGGCCCGAACCGCGTGCGGATCGGAGGTCTCCGAGAAGACCTTGAAACGATGGGAGCGCGAGAACCCGCAAATCAGCGCGCGCATTCAAGAACTCTCCAAGATGGCGTCCAAAAACGCCATTCTGAAGACCGGATTGGACCGTCAATGGGTCATATCACGCCTGATGACGGTGGCCGACCGGTGTATGCAAGCCGAGGAAGTCACTGACAAGAAGGGAACTCCTACCGGAGAGTACAAGTTCGACTCGATAGGCGCGACACGCGCGCTCGAACTGCTCGGCAAGACGCTAAACATGTTCGACGGTGGAAAGAACGCGCTGGATGATGCCTATGAACACCTCTCCGACGACGACCTTGCCCGAATCGCTGAAGAGCTTGCCGCCAAGACAGGCGTACTTGCGCGTATTGCAAGAGATCAACAAGCGGCAGGAGCAGGACAAACTCTCGAGATACAAGCCCTACGAGAAGCAGAAGTTGTTTCACTCGAAGGGGATGACGCATCGGGAGAGATTGTTCCGAGCGGGGAACCAGCTTGGGAAGACCTGGAGCTCGGCGTACGAGACGGCCTACCACCTGACGGGCCTCTATCCTGAGTGGTGGGAAGGCAAACGCTGGAACCGCGCCGTAACCGGATGGGCGCTTGGCGAGTCGATGGAATCGACCCGCGACACCCTGCAACGCCTGGTCATGGGACGCCCCGGGGAGTGGGGTACGGGGACCATTCCGAAACGGACCATGGTCGGCGATCCGAAACGAGCCCAGGGCATTGCCGACAGCATCGACATGGTGACTGTCAAGCACGTCTCGGGCGGCTTGTCGCGCCTGTACTTCAAGAGTTACGAGAAGGGGCGCTCGAAACTGCAGGGCGAGACGATCGACTTCGCTGCGCTCGACGAAGAGCCGCCCGCTGACATCTACACCGAAGTTCTGACGCGCACCAACGCAACGAAGGGGATCGTCTGGATCACCTTCACCCCGTTGCTTGGCATGTCGGATGTCGTTCGCATGTTCCTGCAGGACGCAACCCCGGAACGCGCCGACATCAACATGACCATCGACGACGTGGATCACTACACGCCGGAGGAACGGGCCAAGATCATCGCCAGTTACCCGGCGCACGAACGCGAGGCGCGCGCGAAGGGTATTCCGATCCTGGGCTCGGGCCGAGTGTTTCCGATCGCCGAGTCGGAACTGCGCGTCGAACCGTTCCCGATCCCGGACTTCTGGCCGCAGATCGTCGGAATCGACTTCGGTTGGGATCACCCGACCGCCTGCGCCTGGCTTGCCTGGGATCGTGAGACCGACACGACCTACGTCTACGACGCGATCAAACGCCGGGAAAGTACGCCGCGCGACATCGCGCCGATGATCATTACCCGCGGCGCCTGGTTGCCCGTTGCATGGCCGCACGACGGTCTGCAAACCGAAAAGGGCTCGGGCATTCAACTCGCAGAGCTGTACCGCCAGCACGGGGTCAACATGCTGCACGAGAAAGCCTCGATGCCTGAGACCGGGGCCGAGGGCGGCATTCAACAGTCGCGCTTCTCGGTCGAGGCGGGCGTGATGGCCATGCTCACGGCCATGCAGGCCGGCAAGTTCAAAGTCTTCTCGCACCTAAACGACTGGTGGGACGAGTTTCGTCTCTACCACCGCAAGGACGGAAAGATCGTGAAGGACGGCGACGACTTGATCTCGGCCGTGCGCTACGCCTACTCGATGCGCCGCGCTGCGATCACGCCGCCAGATCCCTCCAAATCGATGCTCAACCCGCGTCGCTCGTTTGATTGGCGCGCGGGGTGAGTCGAATAGGGATCTCGATACCAGAATGACCCAAACCATAGTGGACAGGCCATGGCTGTAGCCGACATCCAACTGACCAGCGCCGCGATAGAGGACGAAACGCCCGCTGTGCGGCCCCGTCGTGGTGTCGTCGTGAGCGAAGAGCCCACAAACCGCGATCTGCCGGAAGAACTCAAAGACACCGCGCTTGAGCGTCGGCATGTCGAGATGTTCCTCATGGAGATCAAGAACCAGCCGCACTGGCGCCGTGAGGCCGATCGTGCCGCTGATTACTACGACGGCAACCAACTCAACGACGAGACCGTTACCACGCTGCAAGAGCGCGGGCAGCCGCCGCTCGTCACGAACCTGATCAAGCCGACGATCGACACCGTTCTCGGCATGGAGGCCAAGACGCGCACCGACTGGCGCGTACGGCCCGAAGACGACGAAGTGTGCGATGACGACCTGGCCGAGGCCCTGTCGATCAAGCTGAAGCACGCCGAGATCGAGAGCCGGGCCGATCGGGCCGTCTCCGATGCCTACGGCGCGCAGCTGAAGGCCGGCCTGGGATGGGTCGAAGTTGCCAAGGAACACGATCCGTTTCGCTGCCCGTACCGGGTGAAGTACATCCACCGACGGGAAATCTTCTGGGACTGGCGGGCCGAACAGCCCGACCTTTCCGACGCCCGGTATCTGATCCGGCGCCGATGGGTGGACCTCGAGCACGCGATTGCTCTGATGCCCCAGTACGCGGACCTCTTCCGCATGACCACCTCCGGGTGGGCCAACTTCGATCCGCTGCTCGAGCAGGACACCCGACTGGTGCAGTCCTGGGAAATCGAGCGCGACACCCGTCTTTCGGCGGCCGACTGGCGCGACATCCAGCGCGAGCGGATCTGTTTATACGAGATCTGGTATCGGAAGTGGGTGCGCGGATACCTGATGACCCTCCCCAACGGTCGTCGCATCGAACCCGATTTCGACAACCCCCGTCATGCCGAGGCGATCGTTTCCGGTTACGCGACCGTGCGTTCGGCCACCTTTCAAAAGGTCCGCCTCGCCTGGTACACCGGCCCCCACTTCCTCTATGACGTGCCGAGCCCGTATCAGCACGGCATGTTCCCGTACGTTCCGTTCTTCGGCTACCGGGAAGACCTGACCAACGTCCCATACGGCTTGGTCCGCTCGATGATCTCTCCGCAGGACGAGATCAACGCGCGCAAGTCGAAGATGTTGTGGTCGCTCAACAGTCGCCGCGTCATCGTCGATGCCGATGCGATCGTCGATCACGGCAAGGCGGCCGAGGAAGTGGCGCGTCCGGATGCCTACATCATCCTGAACCCGAACCGCAAACCGCAGAGCCAGTTCAAGGTCGAACCGGGCTCCGAACTTGTGGCGCAGCAGTTCCAGGTCATGCAGGAAGCCAAGCTCGAGATCGCCGAGTCTTCGGGCATCCACAAGTCGATGCAGGGCCAGCAATCGGGCGCGACCTCGGGTCTCGCCATCAACTCGCTGGTCGAGCAGGGCCTCAACACGCTGGCCGAGATCAACGACAACTACCGCTACAGCCGCCGCATCGTCGGCGAAATGCTGTTCGACCTGGTGCGTCAGAACCTTGCCCAGGGCCCGGCCCGCGTGGTCATTGGCCAGGGCAAGCAGCGCAAGGTGATTCCGCTTAACACGCCGGCCGTTGACGAAGAGACGGGCCAGCAGACGATCCTCAACGACGTGTCGAAGGTGCGCGCCAAGGTTGTCCTCGATGACATCCCGAGCACGCCGACCTACCGCACGCAGCAGTTCATGATGCTGACCGAAGTCACGAAGTCCCTGCCGCCCGAACTTCAGGCACAGGTCATCGACTTTGTGGTGGAAGCCACGGATCTGCCGAAGCGCCACCAGATTGCCGACCGCCTCCGGTCTGCCATCGGCATCCAGTCTCCCGAGCAGCAAGAGGCCGCCGCGCAAGCGCAGGCCCAGATGCAGCAGGAAGAGATGGCGATGCTGCGCCAGGAGCGCCAGGTCAAGATGCAAGAGACCGCGGCCAAGGCGCAGAAGCTCATGGCCGAGGCGCAGCAGATCCAAGGCGGACTGGCTGCCGGTGGCGAAGCCGCCGAGATGCAGTCCATGTTCGAGCAGCAGATGAGGCCGCTCTACGAGCAGATCACGTTGCTCAAGACTCAGCTCGCCAACCGCGAGCGCGAGATCCAGACTAAGTACCAGTCCGACATCGAGAAGGCCAACATCGATGCGGCCGCCAAGATCGAAGCCGAGCGCGCGAAGGCTGCCAGCATGGACGCGCTCAAGCCGTTTGCCGACCAGATCCAGGCGCTTGTTGGCCAGATCCAGCAGATGAGCGTCGAGCACAAGGCGGCGATCGACCAACTGAACACCGAGCACAAGGCAGAACTGCAGGTGCTTCGTTCAGAAGTGGAGATGGTGCGCAAGACGGCCGAAGAGAAGCCCGAACCTGCAGAAAAGGAAGAGAAGGAAGACCCCGCCATGGCGCAGGTTCTTGCCACGCTCGCCCAGACTCAGGCGGCGCTTGCCAAGGTCATGAGCACGCCGAAGAAGACGAAGATTATCGAGGACAAAGACGGACGCGCGATTGGCGCTGTAACCCAACCGAGTGACGAGGAGTAACACGAGATGGCAGTCAACTACACCACGGCAGTCAAGAACGCCCGGCTCGATGCCGTTGTCACTGCCATTGGATCAGCCGGCGTTCTCGAAATCGGAACGGCGGGCATGGCCAGCGTGCTTGCCACGATCGCTCTTGGCAACCCTGCCGGCACATCGGCTGGCGGCGTGCTGACGTTCTCCGGCTTCCCGCGCACTGACTCGTCGGCCGATGCCTCTGGCACCGCAGCCGCCGCGCGCATTCGCACCGCTTCTGGCGGAACAGATGTCATCACGGGCCTGACCGTTGGCACGTCGGGTACCGACATCGTGCTCGATAGCGTAAGCATCACGGCCGGGCAGTCGGTGACGATCAACTCCGCCACCATCACCCACGCTTGAGGCACGGATATGTCAAAGGCAAACACATTTGAAAACGATCTGCTCAAGCTGATCTTCAACGCAACGGCGATTGCTAATCTTGCTGATAACGCTGCGTCGAGCCCGGTCACGAACCTCTACGTCAGCCTGCATAGCGCCGATCCTGGCGAAGCCGCAGACCAGACGTCTAGCGAAGTGGTGTACACTGGTTACGCTCGAGTCGCTGTCGCGCGCACCAACGGTGGCTGGACAGTCACTGGTTCTGACGTAACGAACGCGTCGACCATTACTTTCCCGCAATGCACCGGCGGTACAGCAACGGCGTCTCATGTGGCTGTTGGTACGGACTCTACAGGTGCAGGAAAGGTGCTCTACAAGGGCGCGCTTGCTTCGCCGCTGTCTATTTCCCTTGGTATTCAGCCGCTCTTCTCTGCTGGCGCGCTGGATATCTCGGAGGACTGATGTCGTGCAGCAATGCCAGCACTGCCTTCGTCTGCTTGAGGACGGTGAGCATTGCCCGGACCACCCAGACGCGATTCCAGTCCATTTGAACCAAGAGGACGAAGAAACAGATGGGCTTTAAGAATGTCCGCCAGCTTGCTCAGTCCATCGACAACGATGGGCAGAGCTGGCTTTCATGGGTACACAAGACCACGGGGCCGACCTCCACGACCGGCCGTTGGATGGACTTGTCCATGGGCGCGGGCACGCCGAAGTTCAATGCCTATGGCGGCGCTCCGCTTACTGCAACGCCGTTTGTGGGCGCAGGCAACGACGGGATTTACTGCGGGCCAACGCCGCCCGCGGGGCAGACAAAGCACCTGACTAATTTCTTCATCCAAAGCGGCAGCGTGAATCTGGTTCCAGCGTACTTCTTGCTGTGCGACTACCTGCTGCAATACCCGTTCATCGACGGCGACGAGTCTGCCGAGCAAGTAATGGACAACACCGAGACGCTGCCGCGCAGCAACGGCAAAGGCGTCGAGTGCATGGTTGTGTGTACGGCGCCAATGGCGGCAAACGCCAACGTGACCGTCAAGTACACAAACCAGGATGGCGTGCCGAACCGCACATCGACCTTCTCACTGATTGCCGCGGGCGCGGTAGGGGTCTTGGTTAACGCCGGCAACAACTTACTTACAGCAGGCGGCGTTTCTCCATTTATTCCGATGCAGGGTTCCGACTACGGTATCCGCTCGATTGATTCAGTCACGTTTGATGCGGCAACGGGCGGCTTCATGTCGTTTGTGCTGATGAAGCGAGTCGCACAGATCCAGTTGCGCGAGGCCGGCGTCGCTTGCGAGATGGATCAGTTCACGCAACGCGGTGGCGTGTTGCCA